TTAGGCTTCTGAAGGGCCGAAGGCGGCGGCAACCTGCTCTGCCCAAGGCAGGTCGGCGATGGCCGTCAGGTCCTTGAGCGACACCGCCAACGGGCACCGCTGAAGCAGCAGTTTCTCGAGAACAGCCGGAGCCAGATAGACCGCGCATCGCAGGCGGCGCATCGGGGTGTTGACGGTCATGATCGCTCGCCCCTCTTGATGTCGCGCAAGCCAAAGAAGCGGTAGGCGAGCCGATGTTCCAGAAACTGCCGGCTGTTATTCGGCGCTGGCGTGCCGATAAGGCTCTGCCACTGCGCCTTCAGTTCAACCACCGACATGGCCTTCATGGCGGCGAGCCGCCCCAGCAGCTGACCTTCGGGTCGCGCTGCCGATCTTACGCGTTCTGTTTGCATTACTGTCCTCCAACTCGGGCCTCTGCCCGATGGACACCACCGCTCTTGGTGGGCAGGAATGCGAGTGAACTATCTCCTTCGTTGTCAGAAAAACTGCTGGACTGTCCGCGCCGAATACGTCCGATCCCGGCGGCAAGAATTCGTCCGAGTTCACACAGGCGTTCGTCTGCCGACATCTGGTCGGGGGATATTGAGTTTGAGCTGGATCGGGGTGCGGGCATTGAGACTGTTCGCTACAAAAGTTGAAGAGCGAACGATATCCGCAAACAGGAAGTTCTCAATATAAATCAACGCACTAGCGTAGTTCTTACAAATAGTTCGAAATCATTCATAGGCCCGCGAAAGAACTCATTTGGGCAGCCGCCAAGTGTTTATGACCGGTCCCGGGATGCGAACTGGTCAAAAGTGTCCCACGGCTCATCTTCTTCGATATCTGCACCGCCCGGCGCATCATCAAACTGCAGCAGAGACACTGAAATTCCGAGATTCTCTGAAAATATCGTCAGCTCCTTGACCGGCTCCGAGCCGCGGCTGAACGTCCAGATGCCGGCGGGCAGCTCCACCGGGCGATCTTTGTTCGTTGGCGTAGCACCGCCAGCAATGGAGCCATCAGGGATCGGCATTCCCGACCGGACGAAGACGCCGCTCCTGGCTGCCGAGGAACTGGCGCGGCCCCAGAGCGCAAACCCATCTCGAGCGACCACCATTGCCGAGCGCGTGGCCGTGAATTCGATCCACTTGAGCAGCGCGGCCTGCAACGAGACGCCGTATCTATCGGTCAGGTGGGCGAGCAGCGAGCGCGACATGGTCTGGCCGGTCGTCTGGTCCCGGTAGTCGTCGATCGGCATCAGCAGGTAGGACGCAAAGGTGTCTGCCTCGCCCTCCCGCACCCTTTCGGCCTCCTTCCAGCTACCAGACCTGAGAGGCAGGCATTGGAAGTCAACGCTGGCCGCAAGAGCACCGCCGGCATAGTCGAGGTCCGTGAGCGGGCGACGGTGCAGCATGTAGTGCCCAAACTCGTGCGCGAGAGTGAAGCGGTCACGGCCGGGGTAACCCGACTGGTCATTGAACAGGATCTGCCAGCCTGGGCTCTTGCGGTTCGCACGAAGCATTCCGTCGAACCCGGGGATGTCCACGCCGACGATGTCTGTGATGGGATCAGGCTGCTTGCCCGACATCTCCCGGGCAAGCGCCTCGACATCTACTGGAAAACGATCTTCCCCGAGAACCGCCTTCAGCAGGGTCGTTAGGTCGTTGGCCGCCCTCTGGGGCGATTTCCCAGGGGGCGAACTCATCTATTTCTCGTCCAGGATCTTCAGCATGTCGCGCAGGCGGTTTTTGCTCTTCTCGTCCATCTGCTGATACTTCCGGAAGAACGCGTTGTCGGTGGCGTCGGCTTCGGTGACAGCCTCGGTCGCGAGCAGGTACTCCGCCGTGGTTTCAAGCGCCAAGGCGATCTGATGCAGCTTCTCGGCTGACGGCCGCGCGACGTCCTTGTTCTCGATCTCCCACATGTAGCTCTTGCTCGATCCGACCCGGTCAGCGAGCGCTTCCAGCGTCAGCCCCTGCTTCAGTCTGAGCTCGCGGACCCTATCTCCTAAGGGTGTTGGCACGACTGTCCTCCTCTTCAACACAAAGTTCGTTGTCGCGATACCTTTAGTGCTTGACAGGCGATACAGGCAATCCCTATTTACGCTCTGGTTCGCAGTAACGAACTCTTTTTCACGTCATTACGAAGATAGGAGGTGGCCATGGCCACGGTGACAAAGTTTATCCGCAGCACACCGAAGGCCTCGCTGCAGGCCTATTTCAGCCAGGCGGGTTTCCCGCTGGCGCCGCCCATGAACTGGAATGATCCGGGAGATATTGTCCGGCCTCTGCTCAAGGCCGTCGATGAAATGGCGCCCGACGAGCGTGATCGTCTGGAGACCGTGGCAGAGCGCGTAACTGGGATGGCCGACGACGCCGGCGAGGCCGCGATCTACAACATCGCCCAGAACCATACCCTGCTGGACACCCTGCAGAGTGCCTGTGACCGGGCTCTCTGGATGTACCTGAACGACCCGACCGGCTTCCGTCATGCCGAAGAAGTCCGCTTCACCGATGAGAAGCGCCGCGGTCGGATGTGGGATGGCTTCATCGGCCAGGCGGGGCTCACCCTGAAGCGCGACCCTGCATCTATCGATGCCTTCAAGCAGGCGATCCGTGAACAGTTCCAGTCCAACAACGTCCATGTTGACCTGTTCGACCGCAACCGCCCGACTTTCGAGGGCCCGGACAGTCCGCTGGTTCAGGCGACCATCTACCGTGAAGGCCGCCCCGACGACTTTCTGGAGTTTGTCGATGGCGCGCTGGACCGTCGTCCCCGCAGGCCGGTGTTCGAAGCCGCAATCACCTATGAACCGGCAACCGGCGTCATCGAGGTCGTCGCGAACGATCGCCACAACCGCGAAGACATGGTTCGGCTGTTTGTCCGTGATCTCCTCGACACGGACTTCCAGAAGGAGCGGCTGCCATTTCGCAAGTTTGATCTCAGCATGCTGCGCCAGCAGTTCGCGTTCCCGACGGACCCTGATGACGGCATCGAGTCGGTGCGCGTCAATCTTCTGCGCCTGAAGCCGCTCGACACGGCAGCCGAGCGCGTGACCCTGGAATGCATGCGCCAAGCATCCCAGACGATCTGGGAAATGTCTCTGGATCGGTTCGGTCCTTATGACCCGTTGAGCGGCGGCTGGGACATCACCCAGGTCAAGCTCACCATCCGCTTCCACCCTGAGGCAGGGTCCGGCCGCGGCAAAGTTCTGCCGATGACCATCACCATGCCGCACGGGTGCGATCTGAAGGACCGGACCGAACGCGAGCGGATGATCGGTGACAAGTATCTCCGGCGCTGGGGCATCGTCCGTGACATCCAGGACTGATCATCGCCTTGACCCTGCTGCAGCAGACCTGTTGCGCAGGGTCATCGAGACTCCAAGGGGACGGGTTACCGCAGACGCCCTAGCCGACCACGGTCGCGCTGGTGTCTTGCTCCAGTCCTTGTGCCTTATCGAGCCCGACGGGTTTGAGACCACCACGGCCTCGCTGACCGACCATGACGACTCACCGGTTACGATCGCATGGTCAGCCGATAAGGCGGGCTACGGCTACTTCAGCTCAAGCGCCGGCTGGGTGACCGTACCCGCCGATCGGCTGGGTCTGTTCCGGGTCAACTTCGGAAATCTATTTGAGCATGTCCTGCAAAGGCTCGACCTGCCGGCCCATGCGACCCCCACGCAATTACTGCCGGAGATCTTGTGGGAGATCGGTGACGCTCGGATCGGTCGCCGCCGACAACGTGTACCGGTATGGTTCGCGCGCAGGCTTTCGGATCGAGCCGTCTGGGCACAGGTCGCAGACGCCGCTCGACGGCGTCCTTCGACGCAGATGCGCCTTCTCTTGACCTGCACATCTGCCTCACAGCTGCCCGAGGCGAACCTACCGGGCCATATCATCGTGTCGGTCAGCGATGCCAGCGAGGCCGGCACAGGCCTAACGATCAACCCCGACATTCTCGCCGCGAGCATTGATGGCCCGCACCCCTCTGACATTCACGAGAGAGTCCACCTTTCGGCGAGCGGGCAGCAATTGGTCATCAACGGAAACGTGACGATCAACTTCAAGTCAGAAATTCAGATCGCGATCGCGCGCAAGCTCGCCCAGGGATTCAAGGACGGGAAACGATTTAGCGCCCGGGATCTACTAGATCATTCCCAATCTAGCGCGAAGACCCTGCGCCAGGCATTCGGCAGCCAGCGCTGGGCGGAACTCGAGATCTACCTGAAATCCCAGAACGGGCTCTGGGGCTTCGAGCCCTGACGTTTTCTCTCTGATTTTCTCTCTCTGACCGGGTCGGTTTTCTCTCCTCCCGCACGCCATCGTCTCCGCAGGTTTTCGATACCGCCTGCTGGAGAACGCCATGTCTGTCAGACACTTGAACCAGATCGACCTGGCCCGCCGCTGGAGCATCAGCCCACGCACGCTTGAGCGCTGGCGCTGGATTGGTCAGGGCCCCCGCTACATCAAAATCGGTGGTCGGGTGATCTACCGCGTCGAGGAGGTCGAGGCCTTCGAGACCCAGCAGACCCGCGGTAGCACTTCCGACATCCCCGAAGCGCCGGCTCTCATGAGCAGCGCCTGACCCCGGCTTCATGCCGGGCTCTCCAGGGAATGCAAAACCCGCAAGGGAAATACCTGGACCGCAAAGGCTCCGAGCGGCGTCGGAGCCCGGCAGTAGCAACCCATGACGACATCGGGACCCGACAAATCGGAGTCCTACCCATGTTCAATTCTCCCCTGAAACAGCTTCGCAAGTCCCTGTGGCTGACCGAAGTCCCCGACAACATCTCCGTCCCCGCGATCGGCGATGAACCTGCCAGCGTCATCCCCACCGAGAAGGCCACGGTCGACGAGATCGCGTTCGCCGAACTTGCCCTGAGCCGGGAAATCTCGGCGCTGAGCCGGGTCAGCTCTTCTCTCGCCGAGATCGTCAAACTCGCCCGCAAGCAGGGCGCCCGCGGCGTCGACAATGCTGTGACGGCGGCTGCGCGTGAACTGGGAGAGCGCAAATGACCGCGCCCTTCAACGCCCAGCCCCTGCAGATCATTACCGCCGATCAGCGCATGAAGGAGCGCCGCGGCATCAAGGGCGTGCTGACCGGCATCTCCGGTATCGGCAAGACCTCGCAGCTCTGGACCCTGAACCCGCAGACCACGCTGTTCCTGAACCTGGAGGCTGGTGAACTGGCCGTCCAGGGCTGGCCGGGTGACGAGATCCGCATCCGCGACTGGGAACGGGCCCGGGATCTGGCCTGCTGGATCGGCGGCGCCAATCCGGCGATGCGCGACGACCAGAGCTACAGCCGCTCGGACTATGCGCGGGTCTGCAACACCTTCGGCCCGCCGACCCTGCTCGACAAGTACGAGACCATCTTCGTGGACTCGATCACGGTGGCGTCGCGACTTTGCCTGCAGTGGTCAAAGGGCCAGCCGCAGGCGATGTCCGACCGCAGCGGCAAGACCGACATGCGCGGCGCGTACGGTCTGCTCGGTCAGGAAATGATCGGCTGGCTGACCCACCTGCAGCACACGCCGGACAAGAATGTCTGGCTCGTCGGTCTGCTCGACAAGCGGCTGGATGACTTCAACCGGCCGTTCTTCTCGCTGCAGATCGAGGGCGCTAAGACCGGCCTCGAGCTGCCCGGGATCGTCGATGAAATCCTGACGCTGGCCGACATCCGGCCTGCCGAGGGCGCCCCGTATCGGGCGTTCGTCTGCACGACCCTCAATGAGTTCGGCTTCCCCGCCAAGGACCGGTCCGGCCGCCTGGCCCCCGTCGAGCCGGCCCATCTGGGCCGCCTGATGGAGAAGATCCGCGGCCCGCTCGCCGACAGCTCGGCCGCCCGCCTGAATTTCGAACTGCCTGCGGCAGTCCCCATCACGCCGAATACCGGAGCCTAAACCCATGACCAATATCGACTTCAACACAGCCGACACGCAGGACTCTGCCTTCGCGCTCATCCCGGCCAACACGCTGGCCAAGGTCTATCTGACGATCCGTCCCGGCGGGGCAGGCCCCGAAGGGTGGCTGACCCAGAGCAAGACCAGCGAGGCCCTCTATCTCAACACCGAGGCGGTGATCGAGGACGGGCCCCATGCCCGCCGCCGTATCTACACCCGCATCGGCTTCCGCGGTCGCAACGGCAGCGACGGCGGTGAGGACACCTATGCCAACCGCGGCCGGGCCCTGATCCGGGGCATCCTGGAATCCGCCCGCGGTGTCCGGGCCGACGACACTTCCGACCGTGCCCGCGCGGCCCGCACCATCCACAGCCTGGGTGAACTCAGCGGCCTGAGCGTGGCCGTGAAGCTGGGCGTCGACCGGGACCGCAACAATCCCCAGGACGAAGGCCGCAACGTCATTCTGGCGGCCATCGGCCCGCAGCATCCCGACTATGCACGGCTTATGGGCGCTGCCCCGGGCGCCGCATTCACGCCGCCGGCCGCGCCCCAGGCTGCCGCTTCTTCCCAGTCTCCCCCGAACGGCAGCGCGCCGTTCTGGGCCCAGTAAGGGAGCGGTTCCATGATCCCCAGAGATTATCAGCAGGAGGCGGTGAACGCCGCCCGGTCCAGGACGGCTGCCCATGGCAACACCATCCTGATGCTGCCCACAGGCGCGGGCAAAACGGCCGTTGCCGGGTTCTATATCGGCGAGGAGGCGCAAGCGCAGCGGAACACCCGCACGCTGGTCCTCCAGCATACCGACGAGCTGATCGAGCAGAACCTCGCCTCGATCGGCGCCATCACCGGGCTCTCGACCTCCGTGGTCAAAGCCTCCCGGGATGACTGGTCTGGCCGCATCGTCTTTGGCAGCGTCCAGACCCTTGCTCGGGCCAACCGTCGCCAGGGCCTAGGCCAGGTCTCTCACGTCGTCATCGACGAGTGCCACCGGGCGGCTGCCGACAGCTATCAGAACATCATCGCCGACATCCGCGCGATCAATCCGGCGGTCAAACTGCTGGGACTGTCGGCTACCCCCAGCCGGGGTGACGGTCGCTCCCTGCGCAAGGTGTTCACCAACGTCGGCTACCAGCTGAAGATCGGGACCCTGATCGCCCGCGGCATGCTGGTTCCGCCGCGGACCTTCACCATCGGTCTGGGCATCGACGATGAACTGGCTGGCCTCGATGCTACCGCCGGCGACTTCGACATGCGCCAGGCCGACAAGGTGCTGAACCGGTCTGTCCTGAACGAGGCCGTGGTCGCCCACTGGAAGGAGCGGGCCGGCGATCGGCGCACGATCTTCTTCTGTTCGACCATCGCCCACGCTGAGGCGGTCGCCGCATCCTTCATGGCCGCCGACGTCACCGCTGCCGTGGTCAGCGGCGACATGCCCGCCGACCACCGGGCCGACGTCATCGCCCGGTTCGACCGCGGCGAGATCCAGCTGCTGGTCAACTGCATGGTGCTGACCGAGGGCTTCGACAGCCAGCCGGTCGGCTGCATCGGCATCCTGCGACCCATGCTCCACAAGAGCACCTTCATCCAAGCTATCGGGCGCGGTCTGCGCAAGGTCGATCCGGAACGCTACCCCGGCATCATCAAGACCGATTGCATCGTGCTCGACTTCGCCGGGGCGGCGCTGCGCCATGGCAGCCTCGAACAGGAAATCAGCCTCGACAACGACGATCCGGAGCCGGGTCAGGCTCCCTACAAGTGCTGCCCGTCCTGTGAGGCGGAGGTGCCCCTGGGAGCCAGTGAATGCCCGATCTGCGGCTTCGGTTTCGAACGCCGGTCCAGCGCCAAGCGGGTGCTGACCGACTTCGACCTGATGGAAATCGACCTGCTGAACCAGTCGCCGTTCAAGTGGTGCGATCTGCACGGCGACGGCACATCGCTAATGGCCAGCGGTTTTGATGCCTGGGCGGGCGTGTTCAGCGACGGCACGCTCTGGCACGCGCTGGGGCGGCCTCGGGCAAAGCCGACGCGGGTCCTGGCGATCGGCACCCGGGTTCAGGCCCTGGCCGCAGCAGACGACTTCCTGCGGTCGACGGAGAGCAGCCAGGCCGCTGCCAAGAGCCGCGGCTGGATCAACGAGCCCGCCAGCACCAAGCAGATGACCAAGCTGGCCGAAGCCGGCATCGGCGTCTCCGCGCTGGATTTTGGCTTCTCCAAATACGACGCCAACTGCCGTCTCAATTTCCACTGGAACCGCGGCGCAATCAACGCGGCCGTCTTCGGGGCAAGCATCCGGAGGGCCGCGTGATGGGCACAGCTCATTCCCCTTGCTCGGTCGCCGCCAAGAGGCCCGCGCCGAGGCTGAAGGCGGTTCACCATGGTTGATCCCGACGAGCGCGAAACCGCCGCCCTGAGCGCCGGGCTGAAGGCCATGGCCGAGACCATGGCGGAGATCGGCTGGGAACGTCGGCTGTGTGACGTGACTGGTCCCCAGGCCAGGAACATGGCCCAAGCCGCCGTCGGAGCCTTCCTTCAGTCGATGCGGGACAGCGCCCCGGAGGTGCCGTTCTGATGACCGGACCTCTGGACTTCAATCACCGCGAAAAGCCCGCCGGCTTCGCTGACGAGGTCAACGCGCGCATCGATGCCGTGCTCACCGCGGAGAACGGCGCCCGCGAACCACGCCAGTATCTGGGCGGGAGCCGCCTTGGCGAAGGCTGCTCGCGGCTACTTCAATATGAGTTCCTGCAGGTTCCTCGCGACCCGGGCGGCGAGTTCACCGGCAAGACCCTGCGCATCTTTGCGGCGGGCCACTGCTTTGAGGACCTGGCCGTCGACTGGATCACCAAGGCGGGATTTGAACTGCGCACCCGCAACGCGTCCGGCGACCAGTTCGGTTTCTCGGTGGCTGGCGGGCGTGTCCGGGGACACATCGACGGCGTCATCGTCGCTGCGCCCGATGGCCTGGCAGTCCCGGCCCTGTGGGAATGCAAATCCGCCAACGCCAAGAACTGGCGCGATATCGTCAAGCGTGGCGTCACCGTCTCGAAGCCGGTCTATGCGGCCCAGATCGCGCTTTACCAAGCCTATCTGGGCCTGACCGAGCATCCGGCGGTCTTCACGGCCGTGAACAAGGACACCTGCGAGCTCTGGCACGAGCTGGTGCCGTTCAACGGCGCTCTGGCGCAGGTGGCCAGCGACAAGGCCGTTCGCATTCTTCAGGCCTGCGACGCCGGCGAATGGCTGCCCCGCGTCTCCGCCGATCCCGAACATTTCGAATGCGCCTGGTGCGCCTGGAGGCAGAGGTGCTGGGCATGACGGCGGCTGACAGCCAGAGCGCGACCGAACGCGTAAAACCTAATCCCGAGATGATCGCGGCCTTCACCCAGATGGTGTTCGGCTATTGCGACCACCTCGTCCCGGTTCGCGCGCTCGCGGAAAAAGGCGGCGGCGATCAGATGCCGCACACGCCCTTCATGGAGTGTGACGCGGCGCTGGCGGACAAGCTGGTCATCCAGGCGGGATGGGCTGCCGACAACGGCATGGCGCTGTTCGTGGTGCCCGGCACCGTTGCGGCATCTGGTGAAGCCCGGGCCGAACACATCGTGCAGACCCAGGTCGTGCTGGTCGATCTCGACCACGGCGATATTGCCGCCAAGCACGAACACCTGGCCCGTCATCTGGGTGATCCCAGCCTGGTGGTCGCGTCGGGCGGAGTCACTCCTGAAGGCCAGCGCAAGCTGCACCTCTATTGGCGGCTGAGCGAACCAGCCGAGGGCGACGACATCGCCACGGTCTGCCGAGCCCGTCACGTGATCGCCAGCAAGGTCGGTGGCGACCCGTCGTTTCGGTCGCCGCATCAGCCCATCCGCGTGGCAGGATCTGTTCACGGCAAATCCGGCACGGCGCGACTGGTCGAAATCCTCAGCCAGCACGACCGCGACCACGACCTCAGCGATCTGGTCGAAGCGGTTCTGGCCATGCCCCTGCTCGAGGGCGAAGCGAGTTCAGAGTTTGACTACAACGACGCTGGCACCGGCACTGGAACCGTGACCGAGCTGTTCGGCCGCGCGGTGCGCGAAGGCGGTGTCGACGGAACAACCCGCTTTGATGCCCTGTCGCGGATCATTGGCTACTGGATCAGGCGCTGCCGCGAGGGCCACGTCACCACCACCCAGGCCTGGCAGGAGATCGTCGACTACAACAACGCCCGCATCGACCCGCCGTGGGAGCAGACCCGGCTCAGGTCGGAAGCCGAAAAGATCTGGAAACTCGACAGCGCCCGCTACGGCGAGGACTACCTCGACGACACCGGCAATGGCGGTCCGACAGGCGGCGGCGGTGACAGCGGTGATGATGCGGCCCCGGTCCAGCTGACCGAGGATGCCCTGGCCGAGGTCTTCACCGGCCAGCACGCGCAGGACTGGCGATACGTCGCCGCCTGGGGCCAGTGGCTGACCTGGGCTGGAACGGTTTGGGTGCGTGAAGACACCCTCAAGGCCTACGATCTGTCTCGCAAGGTCTGCCGGTCTGCCGCGCGCAAGGCATCCAGCGCCAAGCTGAAGGCCAAGCTGTCGTCGGCTTCGACGATTGCGGCGGTCGAGCGCATCGCGCGGGCCGATCGGCGGCATGCCGAGACGACCGAGGTCTGGGATCGCGACCCCTGGGCGCTGAACACGCCCGCAGGCGTGGTGGATCTGCACACAGCCATTGGCGGGTCGCACGATAGGCCCTCCTACATGACCAAGATCACCAGCGCTTCGCCGCAGGGCGACTGTCCGGTCTGGCGTGAGTTCCTGGTCACCGTCACCGGCGGCGATACCGAGCTCCAGCTCTATCTGCAGCGCATGGCCGGCTACTGCCTGACCGGCGTGACCAGCGAACACGCGCTGTTCTTCCTCTATGGCACCGGCGCCAACGGCAAATCGGTCTTCGCCAACACCCTGACCGCGATGATGGGCGACTACGCAACGGTCGCGGCGATGGACATGTTCATGGCCAGCCATGGGGATCGCCACCCGACCGATATGGCCAGCCTGCGCGGCGCGCGCGTCGTGACCGCCATCGAGACCGAACAGGGCAGCCGCTGGGCCGAGAGCAAACTGAAAGCCCTGACTGGCGGCGACAAGATCACCGCCCGGTTCATGCGCCAGGACTTCTTCGAGTTCATCCCCCAGTTCAAGCTGCTGGTGGTCGGCAATCACAAGCCGTCGATCCGCAATGTCGACGAGGCCATGCGCCGTCGTCTGCACATGATCCCGTTCACAGTCACCATCCCGGCCGCCAAGCGCGACAAGCGCCTGCCCGACCGATTGCTGGCCGAGCGCGATGGCATCCTGCGCTGGGCGCTCGAGGGTTGTCTGGAGTGGCAGCGCATCGGGCTGCAGCCACCGGCATCGGTGCTGGCTGCGACCGAGGAGTATTTCGACGCCGAGGATGCGGTCGGCCGGTGGCTCGATGAGCGCTGCAACCTCGGCCCGAACTGCAGGGCGACGTCAGGGGCGCTCTACGCCAGCTGGAAGAGCTGGGCCGATGCCAATGGCGAATATGCCGGCTCCAATAAGCGCTTCTCCGAAACCCTCACCGCTCGCGGATTTACCCGCGCCAACACCAACTCGGCCAGGGGTTTCCGGGGCCTGGAGTTGCGCGATGCCCCAGCCAATTCAACCGCCATGGAGTTCTGAACAATGTCGACCAATTCGCCATCGGTGACGGTTGTGACGGGTCTCCCCCTTATAGGCGTTACACGCGCGTACACGCGCGCCTTTAAGGCCGATAATGGAGATGCCGTCACAACCGTCACGACCCGTCACCCCGACCTGACGGTCCTCGCCCTCGACCTCGGCACCACGACCGGCTGGGCCCTGCGGTCGATGGGCATGATCACCAGCGGCTGCCTGTCCCTCAAGTCCTCCCGGTTCGACGGCGGCGGCATGCGCTATCTGCGCTTCAGGCGTTGGCTTGAGCAGCTGCAGAGCGATGCTGGCCCCATCGATGCGGTCTATTTCGAGGAGGTCCGCCGCCATGTCGGCACCGACGCCGCGCACGTCTATGGCGGCCTGCTGGGCCAGCTGACCGCTTGGTGCGAGGAACACGGCGTCGCCTATCAGGGTGTCCCCGTCGGCACCATCAAGGCCTTCGCCGTCGGCCGCGGCAATGCCGACAAAGCCGCCATGATAGCTGCGGTCCAGGCGCGCGGGTTCTCGCCGGCCGACGACAACGAAGCCGATGCCATCGCCATCCTGCTCTGGGCCATCGAGACCGGCGGAGGTGTGCGATGAATTGGTGTCCGCGCGGCTATGGCGGCGAGCGCCGCGACCCCGAACAGGTCAAACGCGAAGGTTGGCGCGAGATGGGCGTTCTGGCCGTCTGCGCCTCCGACCATCGGCTGAACTGGGTCGAGAAAGAGTTCATCCGCCAGATCGGTGAGAAGCTCTATGGCGGCTCTCCCAAGGTCGAGGGCTGAGCCCATGGCCAAAGGACGCAAACGCAAATCCGGCAAACGCCACCCCTGCGGAAAACTGGTCAGGCCATCCACCGGCGAAACCCAGGCTGACGTCCTGGCCACGGTGGTGGAAGCCCGGCGTCGGCAATATGGGGTCACAGCCAGGCAGGCCCGTGATGAGCGGTTGGGATCTGCGCTGGGACGGCTGGCCTTCCGCGGCCTGATCACCGCCGACCAGTATTCAGCCGGTCAGGTCTATGCCACCACCATGGGCCGCTACAGGGCGATCATGGGGCTGCCCACCGATCAACCACGCTCGATGATGGCCCTTCTGATCAATGAGGGCATCTTTGCCAGTGCAGACGTCGTCCACGACGCTGACCTGATCGAGAAGGTGCGCAGGCAGGCGGCCAGCGTGCAGCTGATGCTGCGGTCCGGTGGTTGCGCGCCTGGCTGCGACGCGGGTCGTGCTGCCATCGATCTCGTTCACCGGGTTGTCGTTGCCGACGAGGACGCCTCGGGCTGGCCGGCTGCGGACATCGGCAATCTGGTCCAAGGTCTTGAAGCCCTGCGTAAGCTGTTCCACATCAGAACCGATGGTTCGTGATCAGTTTAACTCGCTAGGCAAGGATCGTAACAAACTGATATTATTGCGCTTTCTGTGTTTTCAGCATTGACGGCACTAGGCGAACACTCTAAACCTTCCGAAATAGAGACTTGAGAACTGCGCCCGGAGCCAATGGCTTTCGGGCGTTGTTCGTTTCGGGCCCTGCTTATGGTCGAACGCAAGCGAGGACGACAGGCGGTGCAGCAACGGCTGCGACGTCTGCGGGCTCAACCGCTCTGCCAGGACTGCGCTGCCCGGGACCTCGTCCGCGAAGCCACCGTGCCCGACCACATCGTGCCGCTCACCCAGGGCGGCAGCGATGAGGACAGCAACATTCGCTGCCTCTGCGCCGACTGCCATCATGCCCGCACGGCCGAACAGTTCGGCCATCGCAGGACGGTCGCCACCGGTCCGGACGGCTGGCCCATCGGCTGAGCCCCGGGGGGCGGGTCGAAACTCGGGGCCCTGCGGGGTGGAAACCGCGCATGGTCCAAACTTTTCACGTCCGCGAGTTAGCGACCGGGGGTCAAATCATCGGACCTGATCGGTATTAGGCCTCATCCGGCCGAGGATCACGGACGACCCACTTTTCTACGAGCGATGGCGAGAGACCATCTTCCTCATGGCATTCCTTCGCTTCTTGAACGTAATGCTCATCGTTAAGCGGCATGTTCATGTGGTTGAGTATGATGGGATAGCTAGCGAAGACTTGGCCGTCTTCGTCGTATGCGTCGACAATCTTCTTTGGCATGTCAATTCTCCAATCTAGTCAGCAGGCGTTGTTGCGCTGGAGCCATATATAGTCATGGCCCGACGGGGATAAAATACAGGCTTTCACAGCCATACCCCATTCCAATCATTTTTCCGCGCGCCTGAGGGCTCCCGCGGCAGCAACCGTTGCAAGGATCGCCATGGTGCAGCACTGGCCGGCCGCGAGCGTTGAGCTGCGGCCAATTGAAAAACTGACTCCCTATGCCCGCAACGCCCGCACCCACAGCGACGAACAGGTGGCGCAGATCACCGCCTCGATCCGCGAATGGGGCTGGACGGTGCCGGTTCTGATCGACGAGGACGGCGGCCTTATCGCCGGCCACGGCCGGGTGCTTGCGGCCCGCAAACTTGGCCTGGCCGAGATCCCGGTGATGGTCGCGACTGGCTGGAGCGAGGCGCAAAAGCGCGCCTATGTGCTGGCCGACAACAAGCTGGCGCTCAACGCCGGCTGGGACGCTGACCTGCTCCGCGTCGAGCTGGCCGATCTGCAGGCCTTCGACTTCGACCTTGGTCTGACCGGCTTCTCCGACGAGGAGCTGGCCGGACTTCTGGCACAGAGTAGCGAGGGTCTGACCGACCCGGACACGGTGCCTGATGTGCCGTTGGTTCCGGTCTCGGTATCGGGCGACGTCTGGGTCATGGGCGACCATCGCCTCTGCTGCGGCGACAGCACCGTTCAGACCGACGTCGACAAACTGATGCAGGGCGAGCGCGGGGACCTTCTGTTCACCGACCCGCCCTGGAATGTGAACTACGGCGCCGTCAAAGCCGGCAACGCACAGGGCTACAAGCCCCGCAAGATTCTCAACGACCATATGGATGAGGCCGACTGGGCCCAGTTCGTGGCCGGTTTCTGCGCCTCGTTCTACGCCGTCACCAAGCCCGGTGCGCTCGCCTATGTGGTCATGAGCGCCCAGGAGTGGCCCGCCATCGACAAGGGGCTACGCGAGGCCAAGTTCCACTGGTCCTCGACCATCATCTGGGTGAAGGACGCGCTCGTCCTCTCCCGCAAGGACTACCACACCCAATACGAGCCGCTCTGGTACGGCTGGAACGAGGACGGCCCGCGCATCATGCAGGTGCCGGATCGCAAGCAGTCGGACATCTGGAACATCGCCCGGCCGCGGGTTTCCGACCTTCACCCCACCACCAAGCCGACGCTCCTGATCGAGCGCGCCTTGCTGAACTCCTCGGCGCGCGGCGCGCTGGTGGTCGATCTCTTCGGCGGCTCGGGCTCGACCCTGATCGCCTGCGAGCAGCAGGGCCGGCGCTGCCGGTTGATGGAACTCGATCCCAAATACGCCGACGTCATCGTCCAGCGCTGGCAGGACTTCACCGGCAAGGCCGCCACGCTCGAAGGCGATGGACGCGGGTTTGCCGAGATTGCCGCTGGACGAGGCCAGGACATGACCGATGAAACCCGGGACCAAACCCAAGCCGACCCATCTGAAACTGATCGAGGGCAACCGCGGCAAGCGGCCGCTTAATCGCAAAGAGGCAAAGACCATTCCGGCTCTGCCTGATCCGCCGCCGCACCTCACCGCCGATGCGCTGGAGGAATGGCACCGGGTGGCCAGCTGGCTGCACAAGATCGGGCTTCTCTCCGAGGTCGATCGCGCTGCGCTCGCCGCCTACGCCCAGGCCTATGGCCGCTGGGTCCAGGCCGAACGGGCGATCGCCAAGATGGCGCAGATGGACCAGCTGACCGGAGGCCTGATGATCAAGACCTCCAACGGCAACGCCATCCAGAACCCGCTCGTGGGCACCGCCAACAAGGCCGCCTCCGACATGATGCGATACGCCGCCGAGTTCGGGATGACGCCCAGTGCCAGAACCCGCATCGAAACCCAGGCGTCGGACCAAAACGCCGACCCCGCCGACCGCTTCTTCGGCTGATCGCACCAGTGCCTATGCCAGGGCCGTGGTCGCCGGCGAGATCATTGCAGGACCCCATGTTCGTAACGCCTGTCGCCGGCATCTGGACGATCTGAAACGCTCCGACGGCATCTATTTTGACCCCGACGCTGCGGCCCATGCCTTCGGCTTCTTCGAGGAGGTGCTCAAGCTCTCCGAGGGCCAGTTCGAGGGCCAGCCGTTCCATCTGGAACCCAGCCAGGCCTTCATAATCGGCTCGCTGTTCGGCTGGAAACGCGCCGACGGACGACGCCGGTTTCGCCGGGCCTATATCGAACAGGGCAAAGGCAACGGCAAATCCCCGGTCGCCGGCGGCATCGGCCTGTTTGGCATGACCGCCGCGGGCGAGGCCGGCGCGCAGATCTATGCAGCGGCGGCCAAGCGCGAACAGGCCGGCATCCTCTTTTCCGACGCGGTGAAGATGGTCCGCCAGTCGCCAGCCTTGGCCAAACGGCTGGAGTTCTCGGGCGGTCCCGGGCGCGAGTTCAACATCGCCCACCATGGGTCGGGCTCGTTCTTCCGGCCGGTGTCACGCGATACTGGGAAGACCGGCTCGGGCCCGCGGCCCTATTTCGTGCTGGCGGACGAGATCCACGAGCTGCCCGACCGCTCGATCATCGAGATGCTGGAGCGCGGGTTCAAGTTCCGGCGCGAGCCGCTGCTGTTCATGATCACCAACTCCGGCTCGGACCGAAACTCGGTCGCCTGGGAGGAACACGAACACGCGGTCAAGGTGGCCGCCGGCAATATCGACGCCCTGACCGACCCCACCTATCTGGGCGAGGTCCTGGACGACACGACCTTTTCTTACGTCTGCGCCCTCGACGACGGCGATGATCCGCTGAACGACCCGGACTGCTGGATCAAGGCCAACCCGCTGCTGGGCGTGACCATCACGGCCGAATACCTCTCCGAGGTGGTCGCCCAGGCCAGGTCCATCCCGGGCCAGCTCAACGGCATCCTGCGGCTTCACTTCTGCGTCTGGACCGACGCCGAGACAGCCTGGATGACCCGGGCGACGTTGGAGCCGCTGCTCTGCGAAATCACGCCCACCTCGGGCGCAAAGGTCTGGCTGGGGCTCGACCTCAGCCAGAACCGCGACATCACAGCGCTGGCTGCCGTTCAACGGACTGGCGAGCGGGACGGCAAACCCTGTTTTGACGCCTGGATCGAGGCCTGGACGCCCGGCGACACGTTGGCCGCCCGGGCCCTTCGCGACAAGCAGCCCTATCCGGTCTGGGTGCGGGACGGTTTCCTGCACGCGCCGCAGGGCGAGAACATCAATTTCCGGCAGGTCGCCCAGGCGCTCGCCGAATACGACCGCGAATACGACGTCCAGATGGTCGCCTACGACCGCTACGCCTTTCGCCGGTTCGAGGAAGACATCGCCGAGGTCGGGCTCAATCTGGAGTTCGTCGAACACCCCCAGGGCGGCACCAAGCGCGGCAAGCCGACCGAGGCCATGAAACTGGCCGCCAAGAGCGCCGACCGCGAACCGCAAGGCCTGTGGATGCCGGGCTCTGTGCGCCAGCTCGAAGAGATGATGCTCGAGGGTCGTATCCGGCTGCAGAAGAGCCCGGTGCTGATCTCGGCGATCATGTCGGCGGTCATCGAGACCGACCGCTGGGACAATTATTGGCTCTCCAAACAGAGGGCCACCAACAAGATCGACGCGGCCGTGGCGCTTTGCATGGCGATTGGAGCAGCCATGGCCAGCGACACAGGCGCGACGATCGACGACTGGCTCAAGAGCCTGGCCGCGTGAACCTTCTTCAAAAGGCCGTCAGTTATCTGGCGCGCTCCATCGGCCTTACCGACCCGCGTCTTTACCGGGCGCTGGGCAGTGTCCCCACTTCCAGCGGCGAGACGGTCAATACCGCCTCGGTGCTGGGGCTGGCGGCGGCCTGGGCTTGCGTCAATCTGCTGGCCGGCACGATCGCGTCACTGCCGCTGATGGTCTACCGCACCCGCGGCGGCGCTCGCACGGTGGCGAGCGATCATCCGCTCTACCGTATCCTCCACGACAGCCCCAATGCCGACCAGACGGCGCTGGATTTCTGGGAATTCGTCTGCGCCTCGCTGGAGCTGCACGGCAACGCCTATGCCGAGGTGGTCCGGGCCCGTAATGGCCGGATCATCGCGCTGGGCGTGCCGATCACGCCCGAACTGGTCACCGTCCGCCGCCAGGGTAGCGGCGCTCTGGAATATGAGTGGGTCGATCAGGGCCGGCGCATCATCACTGGTCAGGACCGGGTGCTGCACATTCGCGGCTTTGGCGGCAATCCGCTGGGCGGGCTCTCGACCTTGAGCGCCGGTCGCCAGAGTTTTGGTCTGGCCCAGGCTATCGAACGCGCCTCGGGCGACACATTCCGCAACGGGGTGCGCCCGTCGGGGCTGTTGAAGACCGCCGACACCCTGACCATCGACCAGAGGAAACAGGCCGAGGAGCTGCTGCAGGAGAAGTTCGCAGGCGCGATCAACGCCGGGCGGCCGATGCTGCTCGACCGGGGCATGGACTGGGTCCAGCTCTCGATCAGCCCCGAAGACGCCCAGATGCTGCAAAGCCGGGCCTTTTCGGTGGAGGAAGTCTGCCGCTTCTTCGGCGTGCCGCCCTTCATGGTCGGCCATACCGAAAAGACCACCAGCTGGGGCACCGGGCTCGAACAACAGACCCTGGGGTTCCAGAAGTTCACCCTGCGCCGACGGCTAAAACGCATCGAACAGGCTCTGGAAAAGCAGCTCCTGTCGGTCGCTGACCGGCTGGCCGGCATCACCATCGAGTTCAATCTCGAAGGCCTGCTGCGCGCCGACAGCGCCGCCCGGGCCAGCTTCTACCAGCTGATGCTGACCAACGGCGTCATGACCATCAACGAGGTGCGCAGCCTCGAGAACCTGCCACCCGTCGAGGGCGGCGATGAGCCCCGCATGCAGATGCAGAACGTGCCGATCACCCAGGCCGGTCAGCAACAGATCCAACCCACGCCCGGAGGTCCCCAATGAGCGAGCTGGACTTCGTCCTGGACGCCAAGGCCCTGGCCGATGACGGCGAGATCGAAGGCCTGGCCGCCGGCTACGGCAACCTCGACTTCGGCGGCGACGTGATCCTGCCCGGCGCCATCGCGGGCTCGATTGCCGGGCGCAAGTCGGTGCCGATGCTGATGTATCACGACCAGAAACGTCCCGCCGGCGTCTGGACCGGGTTCGAGGAGACCAGCGATGGCCTGCTCGTGAAGGGCCGGTTCTCCATGTCGACCCGCACCGGCCGCGAGGCCCATGGCCTGGTCAAGGACGGCGCAATCGGCGGCCTTTCGATCGGCTACCGCGCCATCCGCGAGCGGCTGGTGGGCAAGGCCCGCCACCTGATCGAGGTCGCCCTGCATGAGGTCAGCCTGGTCACCATTCCGATGAATGAGAAGGCCCTGATCACCTCGGTCAAATCCATCATCGAGGCCGGCCAGCTGCCGAGCCTTTCCCAGTTTGAGGACTTCCTGCGCGAGGCAGGGTTCTCGAAGTCTCAGGCCGCCGCGATTGCCGGCAAGGGCCTGAGCTCTCTGCTCCGGGGCGAGCCCGGCAGTCCCTCCAACGACTTCTTATCGGCGCTCGCCAGATCCGTCCGCGCCTGACCCCCCAACATCCGGAGACATCCATGACAGATACCAAAACCGCCGAGCAGCTTGCCGGCGAAGTGAAGGCTGCGTTCGACGCCAAGCACGACCAGGTCAAAGCCCTTGCTGAAGAAGCGCTGGGCAAGGCCCAGAAGGGCGAGGACCTCTCGGCCGCCACCAAGCAACTGGCCGATGAGGCCCTTGTTGGCATGAACGAGGCCAAGGCCCGGCTCGACGAGCTGGAGCAGAAGATTGCGCGCAAGGGCGCGGACGACGAGACCCGGCCCCGCTCGATCGGCGAGCAGGTTCTGGCCGCCGACGAGATGAAGGCCTTCCTGGCTTCTCGGGCTTCGCGCGGCCGGGCTAGTGTCGAGGTCAAGGCGATCATCACCTCCCTGACCACGGACGCGATGGGCTCTGCCGGCGATCTGATCGTGCCTGACCGTCTGCCCGGCATTCTGGCGCCCGGCCAGCGCCGCCTGACGGTGCGCGACCTGCTCACCCCGGGCCGGACCTCCAGCACCTCGGTGCAGTATGTGAAGGAGACCGGGTTCACCAACGCCGCGGCGACCGTTTCGGAAACGACCGGCGCGCTGAAGCCTCAGTCGGACATCAAGTTCGACATCGCCACCTCCAGCGTCACCACGATCGCCCACTGGGTCCTGGCCACCCGCCAGATCCTCGATGATGCGCCGATGCTGCAGTCCTATATCGACGGTCGCCTGCGCTACGGCCTTGCGCTGGTCGAGGAAAACCAGCTGCTCAACGGCGGCGGCACCGGCACGGACCTCAACGGCATTTACACCCAGGCCACGGCCTTCACCGCGCCCATCACCATCCCTGCGCCGGTGACCCGCATCGATGTCCTGCGCCTGGCCGTCCTCAAGTCGGCTCTGGCAGAACTTCCGACCACGGGCGCGGTCCTGCACCCGGCCGACTGGGCCAGCATTGAGCTCCTGAAGGAAACGACCGGGGCCTATCTGATCGGCAATCCGCAAGGCGCGCTTGCGCCCACCCTGTGGAGCCTGCCGATCGTCGCCACCCAGGCCATCTCCCAGGGCAACTTCCTGACCGGCGCCTTCCGGCTCGGGGCCCAGATCTTTGATCGCTGGGATGCCCGCGTCGAGGTCTCCACCGAAGACGACCAGAACTTCCGCAAGAACCTAGTGACGATCCTGGCCGAAGAGCGTCTGGCGCTCGCGGTCTATCGCCCCGAGGCCTTCGTGAAGGGCGCCTTCGCTGCTGCCGCCACCGCGGCGACCGCTCCTTAAATCCTGCAAGGAGAGCACCATGCTGATGAAGGCGATTGATACGCTTCATGTGAGCGCGGTCGGGCCGGAGAATATCCAGCCCGGCCAGACCTTCGAGATCAACGACGGCGACGGCGCCATCCTGCACGAACGCGGCCTGGCCGTGCCTGTGGAGGGTGGAATTGGGGAGGGTGGGTCTGTTGAAGGTGATCCCGGCGCCGCGCCAAGCCCCAAGGCCCGCGCCAAATGATCACCACGCTCACCGCTCCGGCCTGCCGCGCGGTGAGCCTGGAGGAAGCCCGCCAGCAGCTGCGCCTCGACGGCGACGACGAGGATCTGCTGCTGACCGCCAAGCTCGATGCGGCTCAGGCCGAACTGGAGCTGCTGACCGGCCTTCGCCTCTGCCCCCAGACCTTGAGCCTTGAGCTTGAGGCCTGGGAGGAGGAGATCGCGGTCCCGGTCCGGCCCTGTGCCGTGACCCAGATCCAGTATGTGGGGCCGTCGGGAGCGGTCGTGACCTTGGCGGCCGGCGACTACGTCGTGCGCCGCCGGCACGGCCTGACCCGTATCCGCCCGGCGACGGGCAAGGCCTGGCCGATGCTTGCCGACGACGGGCTGATCACCATCACGCTTGCGGCGGGTTTCGCCGAGACTGACCCGGACTTCCTGATCGCCCGGGCTGCCATCCTTGTGAAAGCCGCCTCCGAGTTCCAGAACCGGGAGGGCGGCGCATGTCTGGCGTTCGACACCTTGGCAAGCCAGCTGGCTGCCCGATGGATCTAGCCTCAAAGCTCGACACCCGCGTGCGGATCGAGCGCAAGACCGTCACCCTCGATCCGGCCTACGGCACTCAAGAAGCCTCCTGGTCACTGTTCGCCAATGTCTGGGGCGAGGTGCGCGATGTGCTGCCCAGCCGTGCCGAACGGCTGGCCGAGACGATCACGATCGCCAATCGGCCGGCCCGGGTTCGGGTCCGATACCTACCGGGGCTGGCCGCCGACATGCGGCTGATCATCGGTGGTCGGATCATGCAGATCATCTCGGGGCCAGCGATGCTGGGCCGGCGCGAGGCGATGGAACTGATCGTGGAAGACCACTCCACGGAAGGAGACGCGCCATGACCATCAGACTGTCAGGCGGTCCTGAGCTCTTGGCCCTGCTGGACCAGCTGCCCAAGAACCTTGAGCGCAACATCATCCGCGGCGGTCTTCGCGCCGGGGCCAAGGTCATTCAGCAGCAGGCCCGGGCCAATGTGCCGGTGGAATCCGGCCAGCTTCGCCGGGCCATCGGCATTGGCACGCGGACCGAGGGCGCGCGCCTGAGTTCCTACGTCAAACTGCGCGGTCCGGGCTCGTATCTGGGCCCCTTCATCGAATACGGCGTCTCGCCCCACCTTATCAAAGTAGCCGAAGAAGCCAGACCCATCCGCAACACCCGGCGCGGTCCGCGGCGATTGAGCATGGGCACGATCAACAAGATGGTGGCGCGCGGCAGCCTGGTGATCGGCGGCAACTTCGTCGGGCCCATGGTCCATCACCCGGGCCATGCCCCCAAGCCCTTCCTGCGCCCGGCGCTGGATCAAAAGGCGCAAGAAGCGGTCGCGGCCATGGGCGCCTATATCGCCCAGCGCTTCCAGATCGGCGACCTACGCGCACCGACGCTCAGCGTGGACACCGAGGAATGAACGGGGTCGTGGCGGTCCGCTCCCTGCTGACCGGTAACACCGCGCTCACCGCCATTGTGCCCGAGAGCCGCATCACCGCCGGCAACCTGCCGCAAGGCTCGAACCTTCCCGCCATTGCCCTGATGAGCATCAGCGGTATCGACCGCAATATCCTCAAACCCGGCAGTCGCCGGCAGGTGACCGAACGGGTTCAGGTCAGCGTTCTGGCCGCCACCTATCCCGCCGCCAAGGCGCTGATGAGGGCAGCTCGCGCCGCCACAGCCGACCAGATGCCCACGGTCCCAGGCATCGAGTACGTGGTCGTCCACACCGACGCCGCCGGCCCTGACTTCACCGATCCTGAGACCGGCATCTTCATCCAGACCCAGGACCTGCGCGTCTCGTTCCTCGAGACCGTCTGAACAACCCCCAACCCTGGCCCCAGACCCTAGAAGGATATCCACATGACGGTTCGCACCTCCGCGGGCACGACGCTGAAAGTGTCGGCCGCTACGCCCGCTACCTTTGACACCACCGGCTACAACGCCCTGACCATGACGCTCATTGGCGAGGTCACTGATCTGGGCGAGTTTGGCCGGGAATATGCCCTGGTGACTTTCAACCCTGTCGGCAGCCGCGGCGTGGTCAAGAAGAAGGGCAGCTTCAACCAGGGGACCATGACCATCGGTCTGGGCCTCGATACCGACGATGCCGGCCAGATCCTGCTCAAGGCTGCATCGCTGGCGGACGCTGACTACAGCTTCCTCGTCACCACCCAGAACGGCGACAAGTACTATTTCCAGGCCCAGGTGATGAGCTTCAAGGTCAACATCGGCTCGGTCGATCAGATCACGACTGCCAGCGTCACCCTGGAACTGACCACCAACTCCGCCGGTGTCGGCGTGGTCGAGGTCCTCGCCCCCTGATGATTGCTGAGGGATTTAGGCCTGGGCAGGCTGTTTGAGCATATAGCGCGTACCTCGGCCTCCGGCAGGTGCCTTGTCCAGCACCCCGCGTTCGACCAGATCATTCAGATCCCGCAGCGCTGTGTCGGAGGAAGTCTTGGCCAGGGTGGCGTATTTGGCATTAGTCAGGTTACCGTCGAACCCATCCAACAGGCGGTTCAGAACCTTGACCTGACGCGCATTCAGGCCGGCCGAGCTAAAGCGCTCCCAGAAGGCTGCCTTTGTCAGGACTGCAGACAGAGTCTCATCAGCTCCGGCAAAGGCCCGCTCTAGGCAGCCCAAGAACCAGTCCAACCAGCGCGTCACATCAAGACCCGCCTTCTGGGTGGCTTCGAGGATGTCGTAATAGGCGCCGCGTTCGACCCTGATGCGCGCCGACATGCTGTAGAACCGCTGGGCGCTGCCATCGGATCGCGCCAGCGCCATGTCAGCTATGGCGCGCGCGATACGGCCGTTGCCATCGTCAAAGGGGTGGATGGTCACAAACCACAGGTGGGCGATCGCTGCTTTGATCACCGGATCATAGGAGGGCGGCGAATTGAACCAGTCCAGAAAGGCCGCCATCTCCGCGTCCAGCCGGTCGGCGCTCGGCGCCTGAAAATGAACTCGTTCACGGCCGATCGGTCCGGAGACAACCTCCATGGGTCCGGTCTGGTCATCGCGCCAGTCACCCACGGTGATCTTGTTCATGCCGCTCCGCCCAGTCGGGAACAGTGCGGCATGCCAGCCAAACAGGCGCTCGCGGGTCAGGGGTTGATCGAACCTCTGGGTGGCGTCGAGCATCATCTCGACGACCCCCTCGACATTGCGGTCAGACGCGACGAGGCCACCGACATCCAAGCCAAGGCGGCGGGCGATTGATGAGCGCACCTGGTCGGGGTCCAGCTCTTCGCCCTCTATCTCGCTGGATTTGATGACGTCCTGGGTAAGGGTCCGCAAGACTGCTTCTTCGCGCAGCTTAAACCCGAGCATTTCCATACGCCCGGTCAGCCGGCCCTGGTGGTGGCGAACGCCGGCCAGGATCTGGGCAAGGATCACCGAATCCCACCTGAACCTCGGCCAATCGTCCTGCTGATGGATATAGAGCATCTCAATCACCGCACTTTCTGCGGCGTTTATGGCTGATAATCACCGCAAAGGCAATAATCACCGCAAAATATGCGGCGATTAGGCCGGATAATCACCGCAAAGCCCCCAAAGGGCGACCCCAACACCCCAACCTTACGAGGCATATCATGTTCGACATCACCAAACTCTCCGCCAATGAGACCTCCACGGTCGAACTGGTCGGCGGCGACGACGAGCCCCTCTATGACGACAAGGGCGCTCGCCTCTCGATCACGGTCTATGGCCCGGGTACCAAGGTCTATCAGCGCGCCCAGGCCCGTCAGCAGAACCTGATCATGGACAAGCTGAAGAAGCGCGGGCGCATGGACCAGTCGGCCGAGGAAAAGGCTCTGGAACAGGCCGAGTTCCTTGCCGCCTGCACAGTCAGCTTCAACGGCTTTGCCTATCCGCCCGCCAAGGGGCTGGAGGGCGCGGCCTATTTCCGCAAGGCCTACGAGGACCCGACCATCGGCTTCATCGCCGCCCAGGTCGGGGCCCATATCGGCGACTGGGCAAATTTTACGAAGAGCTCGGCCGCGAGCTGATCGTCTACGTCCGCCAGATCGCCTGGCTGGGCGCAGCGCCGACCGCCAAGGCGCACAAGCACCTCAAATCAGAACCGGACCCTGCGCCTCGGTCCCGTCTCCAGCGGCTTGCCGCCGATGGGCTGGAGCCAGACATGCCCCCCATCTCCTGCCCATGGGTGGTCGACTATCTGATGGAGGTCGGCCCCACCGAGGCCGGCGCCATGGGACCGGTTCCGGTGTCCTGGCGCGAGATCGACCACTGGCAACAATGCCTCGGCATCGCGCTCGACCCATGGGTCACGCGCCTGCTGCGGCGTCTGTCGCTGGAGTTTGTCGCCGAAAGCCACAGAGCCCGGGAGGCGGATTGTCCCGCGCCCTGGAACAGTCCGCCCACGGACTTTGATCGTGAAGCCCTGTCCCGAAAGGTCACCCAGACCTTCCGGGCCATCGCCATGTCCACATCGAACTGAAGGGAGCCCAGACCATGAAAGCGGGCACCCTTGAAATCGAGATGATCACCAACATCGCCCGGCTCCAGAAGGAGATGGGCGACATGCGCCGTGCCGTTGGCGGGGCCATGGGCGATATCGAGGCCTCAGCTGGCCGCGCGGACCGCGCCCTCAACGGCGTCGGCACGGGCGGTATGACCCGCATGGGGGGCTCGGCCCGGCTCGCCGGACATCAAGTCCAGAACCTCGTCTACCAGCTCAACGACATGGTGGTCGGGCTCTTCTCCGGCCAAAAGCCGATGACGGTCTTCATGCAGCAGGGCTCGCAGATCGGCCAGATCGCCATGCAGGCCGGCCTTGGCATCGGCGGCATGGCGCGGGCTCTGGTGGGCCTTGCTGCCAGCGCAGCCATGGTGGTCCTGACCAACCCCTATCTGCTGGCTGCCGCCGCTGCCGCCGCCTTGGCATTCGGCGCCTTCAAGATGTTCCAGTCGAGCGTGCGGCAGTCCGGCGAGCTTGACCGCTATGCCGCCAGCCTTGGCCTGACCGCCAGGGAGATGAGAGAATTGGGCCCCGTCGGCATCACCGTGGGCGATGTGTTCAAGGGCCTGTGGAAGACCATCAGCGATGGCCTGAACCTCGGCCCGGTGTTCACCTCGATCAAGGAGTGGGCGGTCGCCGCCTTTGGCAGGGTGCTGGAGGTCGGCAAGATCGCTCTGGCGGTGATCTATGCCTCATGGGTCGGCGGATTTAACGCCATTCGCGTGGTCTGGAATGCGCTTCCCGGCGTGATCGGCGAAGCGGCGATCGGAGCGGCCAATCTGCTGATCGCGGCGGTCGAGACCATGGCCAACCGCGCCATCGCCTCCATCAACGCCCTGGTCGCAGGAACCAATGCCGTCCTTGAAGCTGTGGGCCTGCCGCTGCTGGCCCAGATGGATCAGGTCGTGCTGCCCCGCCTTGAGAACCGGTTTGCCGGCAGCACAGGCCGGATGGCCGATGCGGTCCGGGGCGAGTTCACCACGGCCTTCCGTGACGCCGAGGGCATGCTGGACGCCTTCTCCGAACGCTGGCGCCAGAACACCCTGGACGCCGCCCGCACGCGCATCGCCGCCCGCGCCGCCGAGATCCGCGGCGACCGGCCAGATCGCGCCGGCAGCCGGGGGCGTGACAGCGCATCCGACGAGGCCGAGCGCGCCCTGCAGGCAGCCCGTGACTATGCGGCGGCCCTCGTCATGGAGACCGCCAAGATCGGTCGCACCGCCATCGAGATCAAACGTCTGGAGGTCGCCATGGCGGCCCTGCGCGCGCCGACCGATGAGAGCCGGATTGCGATCATTCAGGCGGGCCAAGCCTGGGAGGACGCGACCCGCGCCCAGAACGCCGCCGAGTTCGTGCGCAATACCGTCACGCCCCTCGAACTTCAGATCTCGCTGCTCGGCAAGTCGGCCAAGGCCCAGGCGCTGGCGACCCTTGAAGCCGAGCGTGAGCAAATCGTGCTGGAGCGCGGGGTGGAGGCCTGGAACCGCTATCACGCCGCCCGCGCAGCCCTGATCGAACACGACTTTGGTCTGGCCCAGCAGCAGCAATATCTCGAAAGCCTGCAGGAGATGGCGAGCCTCACCCAGCAGGCCGCCCAAGGCATGTCCGACGCTTTCGGAACCGTGGGCGCGGCGATTGGCGGGGTGGCGTCAGAGTTCGCCCGCTATGCCGCCCAGCAGACCGCTGCAGCCCAGCGCATCGCTGATGCCGAGCGCGAATACGGCAAGACCTCGTTCCAATATGCCGCTGCCCGAAACGCCATGACGGCTTCGGAGATCAACCACTATGGCAACCTCGCCGGCGCGGCGAAGGGCTTCTTCAAGGAAGGCTCCAAGGGCTACAAGGCGCTCGAAGCGGCCGAGAAGGCCTTCCGCGCATTTGAGCTGGCCATCGCCATCAAGAATGCCGCAGTCCGCATCGGGCTGATCGGCGGGGTGACCGCCGCCAAGGTCGGTAGCGATACCGCCCAGGCCGCCTCCGACACCGCCCGCGCCGGGATCGAACAGGGCAACAGCCTGATCACCACAGGCATCAAGGCGGTCGAGGCGGTGATCAATGCCATCCGCTCCATGCCTTTCCCGCTCAATATCGCAGCGGGCGCGGCCACAGCCGCCGTGGTCGCCTCGCTCGGCGTCGCCATCGGCGGGGCCTTTGGCGGCGGCGGCAAGGCCGCGGCTCCCACCAATACCGGGACCGGCACCGTCTTTGGCGATGCCGATGCCCAGTCCAAGAGCATCACCAACGCGCTGGAGCGCCTGCGCGAGATCGACACCCTGACCATGCGCTATTCGTCGGCCATGCTGGCGTCTCTGCGTAACATCGAGGCCAATCTCGGCGGGCTGACCAATCTGATCGTGCGCTCCAATGGCGCGGAAAGCTCCGCCGCCGGTGTCGTCACCGGGTTCAAGTCTGATCCGATCGCGGGCTCCATCTCCAAGGCCATGCAGGGCGTCGGCAATGTGCTGGCCAAGATCCCGCTGATCGGCGGCCTGCTGGGCGGGATCACCGGCCTGCTTGGCAAGCTGATCGGCTCACTGTTCGGGACCAAGACCTCGATCACCGGCCAGGGCATCTTTGGTAAGGCCCAGTCGCTGGGCGATGTGCTGGGCGGCGGCTTTGACGCTAGCTATTTCAGCGACATCAAGAAGACCAAGAAGTTCCTCGGGATCAGTGTCGGCAGCTCGACCAGCACCCAGTTCTCAAACGCCAGCCCCGAGCTTGAGCGCCAGTTCTCACTAATCTTCTCGGGCTTCTATGACGCCATCTCGGCTGCCGCCGGGCCGCTGGGTCTATCGCTGGACGAGGTGCAGAACCGGCTGAAGAGCTTCGTCATCGATATCGGCAAGATTGACCTCAAGGGCCTTACCGCCGAGCAGATCCAGGAGAAGCTGGCCGCGGTGTTTGGGGCCGCCGCCGACCGCATGGCCCAGTACGCCATTGGCGGGCTGGAACAGTTCCAGAAGGTCGGAGAGGGGTATTTCGAGACCCTGGTGCGGGTGGCCTTCAGCGTTGAGGCGGTCAGCCAGGCGCTACAGCTGCTGGGCCAACAGGCGAGCGCGCTCGGCGTCGCGGCCTCGCTGGATCTCGTCGATCTCTTCGGCACCGCCCAGGACATGATTTCGGCCACCAACGACTATTTCTCCCTCTACTATACCAGCGCCGAGCAGGCCGCTGCCCGCACTGCTCAGATGAGCGCAGCGCTTGAGGCGCTGGGCCTATCCATGCCCGGCAGCATCGAGGGCTTCCGCGCCCTGGTCGAAGCCCAGGACCTGACCACTGAGGCCGGGCGCGCAGCCTACGCGGCCTTGCTCCAGTTGGCCCCGGCCTTTGCCGACCTGATCGGGGCGGCCCAGGACGCCGCCAGCGCCGCGGCCATTGCCGATGAGCGGCTTGGCCTTGAGCGCCGTCTGATGGAACTACGCGGCGATACCGCTGCGCTTCGGGCTTTGGAACTAGCGGCGCTGGATGCGTCCAACCGCGCCCTGCAGACCCAAATCTGGGCGCTCGAGGACGAGGCCAAGGCCGCAAGCGAGGCCGCTGCCGCAGCCGAGAAACTCCGCACCGCATGGACCCAGATCACCGACAGCCTCATCGCAGAGGTCAAACGCATTCGCGGCGTCATGGGCGGCGGCTCGGTCAGCTACAGCGATGCCTTGGCACAGTTCAATGCCGCCACCGCCGCGGCCCGGGCCGGAGACCAGGAGGCCGCCCAGTCCCTGCCGCGCCTGTCGCAGGCTCTGCTCACGGCCGCCGGCAATATGGCGACCAGCGCCGAGGGTCTGGCACGCATTCAGGGACAGACCGCCGTCAGCCTCGAAGAGACGCTCGCAATCATCGCCGCTGTGGCCGGGACCGGGGGGGCGACAACCACCGCCGTTTCCCAGCCCGGCTGGTGGGATCAGTTCGCGGCCGGCCAGACGCCGGGCGTCACGACCGCCGCCAATGACAGTGGGCTTGCCATCATCGATGAGCTTCAGGGCCTGCGCCAGGAGCTGAGCGACCTGCGCGCCGAGCAGATGACTGCATCGGCCGCGATTGCCTCAGGCACCGGCAAGACCGCCCGTATCCTCGAGCGGGTCACGCCGGACGGCGACGCCATCGCAGTGAGGACGGCAGCATGAGGCTGATCCGGCCTACAACCCTGACCGACGCCATGCTGACCAGCAGCACCGCGCCCGAGACCGACCATGCCGCCTGGTCGTCGGTCACCGCCTATACGGTCGGCGCCCGGGTGATCCTTACCGCTACCCATCGCCGCTATGAGGCGCTGGCGGCCTCGACCAATGTCAGCCCATCCACCGATCCGACCAAATGGCTGGATCTGGGTCCCACCAACCGCTGGGCCATGTTCGACGCCCGCGTCGGCACCGCCACCAGCAGGGCCGCCTCGCTGCAGGTGGGTCTGGCCCCCGGCGCGATCGACGCTCTGGCCCTGATCGACACTGAGGCGGAAAGCGCCACCGTGACCCTGACGGCAGGCGGCGTGCAGGTCTATTCGCGCAGCCAGACCTTCAATGTCGGCGGCGTGGCCATCGACAACTGGTTCTCCTGGTTCTTCGAGCCGCTGGGCCAGAAGACCTCGATGCTGTTTCTGGATGTACCGGTCTATGCGGCCGGCCAGCTCAGCGTGACCCTGACCCGGGATAACCCAGCTGACAGCGTCTCCTGCGGCACGCTGCTCGTCGGTCGCCAGCTGTCTCTCGGCGACACCGAGCACGGGGCCGATATCGGCATCATCGACTACAGCCGCAAAGAGACCGACCAGTTCGGGGTGACTTCCGTGGTCGAGCGGGCCTTCGCCAAACGCATGACCGCCAAGGTTGTCATGCCCACAGACGCCATTGACGACATCCACCGAAGCCTTGCCGCCCTGCGCGCGACCCCCGTTCTGTGGATCGGTTCAGAGAGCTTCGAGAGCCTCACCGTCTACGGCTTCTACAAAGAGTTCTCGATCGACATCGCCTATCCGACGGTTAGCTACTGCAGCCTGACCATCGAGGGCCTGACCTGAGTTTTCAGGAGACCCCATGCCCATCACATCCCTGCCAACGCCGCCGTCCCGGACGGATGCGGCGAACTTCAACGCGCGCGCCGACGCCTTCCTGGGCGCGCTGCCGACCTTTGCGACCGAGGCCAATGCGCTGGCCACCGAGGTCAACGGCTATGTGGTCAGCGCCTCATCCAGCGCCGCCACCGCCGTCAATGCGCCGGGCACCAGCGCGACCAGCACCACGAGCCTCGCGATCGGCACCGGCTCCAAGTCACTCACCGTCCAGACCGGCAAGGCCTTCGTCATCGGCCAGTGGGTGACGATCACCAGCACGGCCAGCCCTGCCAACTGGATGCACGGCCAGATCACGGCCTATACGAGCGGCACCGGCGCTCTGGTGGTCAATGTCGGCCTGACCAGCGGTAGCGGCACGATCGCGGCCTGGACTGTGGCCTTGAGCGCCCCCAGCCAGGGCGGCAACTCCGTCCTGACCTCGGGCAGTTATGCCGACCCGGCCTGGATCACCTCTCTGGCCGCCGCCAAGCTGACCGGCCAGGCGGCCATCGCCAATGGCGGCACTGGTGCTGCAACCGCCGTCGATGCCCGCACCAATCTTGGCCTCGTGATCGGCTCCCAGGTCCAGGCCTACAACGCCGCCCTCGATCAATGGGCGGCCAAGGCGGCCCCGGCAGGCGTCGCGGTCGGCACGACCGATGCTCAGACCCTGACCAACAAGACCCTGACCGCCATGGCGTCGGCCTCCACGGTCAGGGACAGCGCCGGGACGAGCTATGCCATCGGCTACCGCGAGGTGCCGCAGAACGCCCAGAACGGCGCCTACACGCTGAGCCTCGCTGATGTCGGCAAACACATCTTCAGCGCCAACGCTGGCGCCCAGACCATCACCCTGCCGACCAATGCGGCGGCGGCCTTCGCCATCGGCACAGCCATCACCATCGTCAATGCCGGCACATCGCCCATCACCCTCTCGGCGGCCGGCGTCACCCTCTATCAGGCCGGCAGCAGCAACACCGGCAACCGCACGATCGCGGTCCGGGGCGTGGCGACCCTGCTCAAGGTCGGGACCGATGTCTGGTTCATCTCCGGCGCCGGGGTCAGCTGATGAGCGGGATCATGGGCATGCTACTGGGCGCGGCCGGCGCAAGCCTCACGGTGACCCGCGGCAGCTACGCTGAGATTGGCAAACTGAGCACCTACTACTGCGGCTACGACGCCTCGGCCGGGCTCTACGTGGACTTCGGGTCCATCGCTCCGGTTCCCGCCCTGTTTAATGGGTCGACCGTCAAGGCGATCTATTCCTACGGCTTCGCCCCCAATGAGGCCATGGCCTACACGGTCATCGTCTCGGGGAACCAGGCCGCCGGCTTCGTCACGGGTCTGACCATCAATGGCACCGCCGTCGACGGGACCATGAACGCCCCCAGCTACGACGCCCCCAACAACGAGACCACCTTCACGGTCTTTCCCACCGTCACGGGCTCGACCCTCTTTGGTCTCTCCGACGGCCTGACCTCGAGCGTCTCCTTAAACTGAAGGGTTCCTCCATGACCGATGAAACCGACCCCACGCCTGCGGACCCGCAGGCGCAAGACCCCGTGCCGGACGCCCCGATTGAACCCCGTCCGCCGCGCCGGCGGATCGGCGAGATCGACGGCGTCCGGGTCGAGCTGGAACTGCACGATCAGCCGGAGGAACTGTGATGAAGAACGTCAGCTACCGTTACAGCGTCTGCCATGCCGACCGGGTGACGCTCGATGTCGGCGAAACGCTCACCTTTCCCCGAGGCTCAGCGGCCCGCTCGCTCGGCGTCCTGGTGCTGCAGGGCCGGCTGGAAAGTACCGAGATCGAGACCGGCGATGTGCTGCTGCGCGAGCCTGAGCCGATCGGGTTCATGAAGCGGTTCTCAGGGACATCACCCATCAGTGTGTTTGCACCCGATGGCGCGGAATGGTTCTGCCTGTCGCGCAACGATTCCGGCGACCGGGAGGTGGCCTGCCAGACCATTGACGGCGAGTTCACGCTGGCGGCCGGCTGGGGGCTCATCGTCGCGCGAGGTCAGGTCGTCATCGACGGGGTCGAGGTCGCACAGGACCGGTATTTCAAGCCCCGGCTGACGGAACTGACCGGTACAGGCTCAGGGATCATTCTCCTTGTCCGCTGATCTGACGCCGACGGCCGTGGCCGCTTCGCGCCCTGAGACCGATCATGCCGAGATGAAGCGGGAGCTGGCCGAGGTGCGCGCCGATATCCAGGCGCTGCGCACCGATGTGCAGGACCTGGTCTCGGCCTGGAAGACCGCCACTGGCGTGGTCAAGTTCGTCAAATGGCTGTCGACCCTGATGGCCGCGATGGCGGTGATCTACGCCACCCTCAAGGGCCTGGCTGGCCGCTAACCCCCGGAGACATCGATGCCCCAGCTTCCTCCAGCCTATCGCTGGATCGACGAGGTGCGCCCGCTGCCCAGGATGGTGGCCGCCGCCTGCCAGCTCTACGGCACGATCGAGACGCCGGGCGCTGCCGACAACCCGGTCATTCTGGACTGGGCCAAAGAGGCCGGGCTCTCAAAGGCCTATTCCTCCGACGCCGTGCCCTGGTGCGGCCTCTTCATGGCGCTGGTGGCCAAGCGCGCCGGCAAGGCCGCGCCGGCCAAGCCGCTGTGGGCCCGAAGCTGGAACCGGTTTGGCATTGGCTCACCGCAAGCAGCGCTCGGCGACGTGCTGGTGTTCGCCCGGGCCAAGGGCGGAGGTCATGTCGGCCTCTATGTCGGCGAGGACGAGAGCGCCTTCCATGTGCTGGGCGGCAATCAGTCTGACGCCGTCAGCATCACCCGCATCGCCAAGACCCGATGCATCGCCATCCGCCGGCCGATCTACCGGGTCCAGCCCGCCAGCGTGGCGACCGTTCATCTGGCGGCCACCGGCGAGATATCGACCAACGAAGCCTGATCTCACCCTTCATCAACGTCACCAACCGCCCGCGCTCCTGCGGGCATTTTTTATGGAGAAACGACATGGACGATCTCAAACCCTGGTGGACCTCCAAGGCCATCTGGACCGGCCTGATCGGTAGCGCCTGGGGCGTGGCCGGCACGCTTGGCCTGCTGCCCGACGGCCTCAGCCAGGCCGATGTGCTGACCGTGGTCCTGGCCATCACCGGCATTGGCGGGGTGGTCTTCCGCAAGACCGCTCGCGCTCGCATCGGCTGATCCCGCTGGCGCAGGCAACGCTGTCTGCGCCAGCCCTCATTTCCGAAAAGGTGCAGGCATGACCAGGCTGACGATCCGCCGCGGCGGCACCAAGCGCCTGCGCGCGACCTATTTCACCGATCAGCCAGCGGGGATCGTCCGGAACCTCACCGGCCTCTCGCTGATCATCATCGACCAGAGCGCCAATATCGCCGCGCCTGCGGTCTCCATCCTGACGCCGGCCAGCCTCGGCCAGATCCAGATTCTCTGGACCGACGAGCAGACCGCCGCTCTCAACCGCGGGCTTGGCCGGGTCTGGCTGACGCTTGGACTGGAGAACACCAGCGGGGAGCGTGAGGTCCTGCCGACCCTCACGTTTGATGTCGAATGACCGCCGCGCTCCAGATCCTGGAGACGGTCCAGTCCCTCGTCGTTGAACCCGAAGACGGCGCCTTGACCCTCCTCATCGAAGGACAGGGCATCGCCGGGCCCGCAGGCCCCACAGGCCCCCAAGGGCCGGTGGGACCGCAAGGGCCTGCAACCCCCGCCACCACGCTCACCCAACTTGGCGACGTCTCCGTCACGGCCCCAGCGGCCGGCGACGTGCTGATGTTCACCGCCCCCCAGAACCGATGGACCAACTCAAACGCGACCGGGCTGGTCGACGGAGGAAATTTCTAAATGGCCAACACACTTCGCATCAAACGCCGCGCTGCGGGTGGCTCAGCCGGAGCGCCCGCTTCGCTGGCCAATGCCGAGCTTGCCTTCAACGAGCAGGACAACACCCTCTACTACGGCACCGGCACTGGCGGCGCAGGCGGCACGGCGACGTCCGTCATTGCGATTGGCGGCCCGGGGGCATTTGTCGGGTTGGCGGGCGATCAGACGGTCGCCGGCATCAAGACCTTCTCCAGCACCATTGGTGGCTCGATCACCGGCAATGCGGCCACTGCCACCAAGCTGGTGACGGCCCGGTCCCTGGCCCTTTCGGGGGATGTCTCAGGTTCGGCCAGTTTCGATGGATCGGCCAACGCCACCATCACGGCGACCCTCGCCAATAGCGGCGCGACCGCCGGGACCTATGGTTCGGCCACGCAGGTCTCCCAGATCACCGTCGATGCCAAGGGCCGGGTTACCCTGGCAGCCGGCGTCGCTATCAGCTTCCCGGTGGCCTCCGTGGCCGGCCGCACCGGCGCCATCACTCTGACCACCGCCGATGTGGCCGAGGGCGCAAACCTCTATTTCACCGACGCCCGGGTGCGCGCCAATCGGCTCGATCAACTGGCAGCGCCCACCGCCGCAGTGGCTATGAACGCCCAGCGGCTGACCGGCCTTGCCGAACCGACGGCCGCCCAGGACGCGGCCACCAAGAACTATGTCGACCTGACGGTTCAAGGGCTCGATCCCAAGGCCTCGGTCAGGGCGGCCTCGACCGGCAACATCGCAGCGCTGACGGGCGCCATGACCATCGACGGCGTGGCGCTGATCGCCGGCGACCGGGTGCTGGTTAAGGACCAGACCACGCCGGGCCAGAACGGTGTCTATGTTGTCGCCGCCAGCACATGGGCCCGGGCGATCGACCTGTCGACCTGGGACGAGCATGTCTCGGCCTACCTGTTTGTCGAGCAGGGTACGATCAACGCCGATGTCGGCTTCCTTTGCACTGCCGATAGCGGCGGCACGCTGGGAACCACCGCCATCACCTTCGTCCAGTTCAATGGCGCAGGTCAGGTGGTGGCCGGCGCGGGCCTGACCAAGACCGGTAACAGCATCGATGTGGGCGCTGGCACGGGGATCGCGGTCGCCGCCGACAACATCGCGCTGACCGGCCAGGCACTAGCGCTGCACAACCTCGCCACCAGCGGCCTGGTGGCGCGCACTGCGGCCGATACTGTGACGGGCCGCACGCTCGCCGCCGGTTCGGCCAAGCTCACCATCACCAACGGCGACGGCATCGCGGGCAACCCGACCCTCGATGTGAACGAGGCCAATCTCACCCATAACAACATCGGCGGCACACTGGGCGTCGCCAAGGGCGGCACCGGGGCCACCACCCTGACCGGCTACATCAAGGGCGCGGGCGCTGCTGCGTTCACGGCCTCGGCCACCATCCCCAGCACCGACATCACCGGGCTTGGCACCATCGCCAGCCAGGCCGCCAGCAATGTCGCGATCACCGGCGGCACGATCGACAACATCACCCTGGATGGCGGCACCTTCTGATGCCCAACACCCTGCGCCACAAACGCTCCACTGCGCCTGGCGGCGTTCCGACGACGGCTGCCCTGTCGCTCGGCGAGCTCGCCATCAACACCTATGACGGCAAGCTGTACCTCAAGAAAAACGTCTCGGGGTCCGAGACCGTGGTTGAGGTGGGCGCGATCACCTCTGGCGGGGTCACTGCAGCGCTCGGCTACACCCCGGCCAACAAGGCGGGCGAGAGCTTCACGGGCGCGATCTCGGTGGCCGGGTCGATCACAGCGACTGGCGATGTGACGGCCTATTCCGACACCAGCCTGAAGACTGATGTGGCGACCATCGCGGGTGCGCTGGATCTGGTGCGGCAGATGCGCGGGGTCCGGTATCAGCGCCTGGATACGGGCGCGGCCGGCATCGGGGTCATCGCCCAAGAACTGCGCACCGTGACGCCTGAGCTGATCGCCGAGAACGCGGACGGCCTGCTCTCGGTCGCCTATGGCAATCTGGTCGGGGTACTGATCGAGGCGGTGAAGGAACTGGCCGCCAGGGTCGAGACGCTCGAGCCGCGCCCATGA